TCGCTCATCTCAGCACTTCCATGCTCTCAAACTTTTATTGATCCGACTGTTTGGGTCATTCGCGGTCTTCTCGGAAGTCAGCTTCTTCTTCATACCGGTCATCCGGGCGCAGAATGACTTCTTCCTTGCCCCACCTTCCGGCTGCGGGGCCTTGAGCCCCGGCTTGCCCGGATTGGCCTTGTTGTAGCTGGCGCGCCCTTTGGCATTCAAACCACCAGAGGGATTCTTGCCTTCTTTGCGCTGCCATGCTGGCGTCTTCATGGTTACCCGCAGATGATGGTACAGAAGGTCACGTTGGTCAGCGTCACCACGCAGTAGTCTTGATTAGACCCTAGCGTAGTCAGAATGCCCTCTGCTGCCATGTACAAACTGTTTGCAGCCGTCGTAGATGCAGGGGTGTTGATCTGAAGCCGAAGCGCGCTGGACAACCCGTTGGTGTTGAACTTAACCGAGCCAGCACTGCCGGTGCCAACGTAGTACAAGCCCTTGATACGCGTGCGAGGGAGCGCAAGGCTTCCAGTCGTACCGATCTTGACGTTACCTGCCGACGCACCGCTGGCAACGATGGAGTCCACGCGTGCCCAGTAGTTGGTCGAAGTTGCCGTAGTTGCATTCGGCCCCGTTACCACTTCAGACACTACGGTGCACGTTAAGTCACCAACCCTAATACCAGTGATCGTGAACGTGATGCCGGAGTCATCACCCGCAGACGTGATGATGACTTTGTACCCGTACCCGTTAGGCCCGACCGTATTAGCCAGCAGGGAAAGAGAACCCGCATCTGCAATAGACGCATTTGCCCGATAATAGGCATCGTCCGTCGCAGGCGTTACTGCCCATACGTCATATTGCATGACGGACTCCTATTACTGGTCAGCAAAAGCAGGAGCAGTTGCACCAGTGACGCTACCCCACACCTGCCAGTTGGTTCCGTTAAGCGCCAGAACATTGATCTGCGCAGCGGCGGGGACGTTAACCTGAAGCTTGCTATTAGAGTTCCCATCCGAGAACACAACAGACGCAGCACCATCATCGGTGTCGTTAAACGCAACACCACCAATAAAGTAGCGCGTATCCGACCCGGTGTTGATGATGAAGTCCGTAGCGTCAGCAGCGCCGCCACCATACACGAACGTAAACATCAGCCCTGCGACAGGCGTCGGAAGGGTGTAGGTATTGTCTTGCGTACCGTTGGGGACAATGTTGATCCGGCCAGCATTGACAGCGGCGGTCAACGAAGCATTTGCATCAGCCAACGATACAGGAGCGGCGACTACGCCAGAACTGGAGAAGGCCGGACCGACTGTGACAGCACCGGTCGTGGAGCTGACTGAAATGGTCTCGAAGCCATTCTGTGACCGTACCGGGCCGGAAAAAGTAGTGTTTGCCATGATTCCTCACATGCGAGCAAGAGGCGCTGTCTGCATGTCGTCTGGCCGGGACCAGTCAGCACCCCGGATAACCCCGGAATGACTCTTTGTATCAGGTTGCGGAGAGGGTGTCAACATACTTGAAGCTCCACCCCATGCTCGGCCCCTTAGACAAAGGCTTGCCGGACTTCAACGCGCGGTTCAATGACGGCATCAACAGCCCGAGCGACTGCAGGGTCTCAGTCAGACTCCCATAGCGATGCACCGTGCCTTGTGGATCGGTTGCGTCAATCTGCTTGCGCATCTTCTGCTTGGCTTCTTCCGTGTGCGTACGGCCCGTCCAGTGGCTGTAGCGCCCCGCCGCTGCAGCCGCCATGATTTTTGCGCGTCCTGCGTCAGAAATTCTGCGCCCCGGGCTTTTGGGCTTGCCACGCTGCGTGTCGCCAATTTTGACCCGTACTTCTTCGGAAAGAGTTGTGCCGTACCGGTAGTGGTTGGCGCCAGCGTGCTTACCTTTGCGGCTCGTGCTGATTGCTTTTTTGGTCGCAGCACTTAGTACCTGACCGAGCCGGGGCACAAACGCGTCTACGTTGATGTTGTAGCAATCAGGCTGACCAACACATCTCATCAAGTACGTGTTCTCAACATCAAACGTATGCCGCCCCTCTGGCACCGTCTCTAGGATCTCAAATACAAACATCTCCGCGCCGTACTTGTTCCATGCCGCCTGAAGGCGTGGGTTCTTGTGCTCGTTACGCTTCAATGCGTAGGTGTGCTGCCAGCGTCGCCGCTCAAACGACTCGGCACTTCCGATGTAATAGTGATCATTTGCCATGTTGGTGATGCGGTAGATGACTGCCATTGCGGCCTCCGTGGAGTAATGATCGATACTATGCCCCGGAAAGTTAAATAGGTCAATTCGCGAGCTTTATACCGCAAATAAACGTAAAAAAGCCCTCCGAAGAGGGCTCCAAACACCCTAAGTGTTTGATTTTGCTTAGCTTGCGCCGGGCGAACCGTAGGCGCCGAGCGGGTCCGAGACGCCGAACGAATAGCGCTCTCTCGCCTTGTACCTAGCGTTCCCAGTGTCGAAGTCCGCATCCATACCCGTTTGCATCGGGGTACGAACGAAGTGCTTCAGACCGTTGGGCACGTCGGTCAAAAGGAACCAAGCGTTGGTGTCGGTCAGGTAGTGGTTGATCGTGAACCCTTCAGGAATCGAGTTCATCGACTTCAGCGCGTTGACGTCGTTATCCGCCGTCTGGACACGAAGCTCGGTCTCGAGCAGGCGGGTAGCAACGAACTGGAGCGCCGGAGGAACCACCAACTTACGCGGCTTAGCAGCGATCAGCAGCCCACGCTCATCGGTCCAGCCAGCGATCTGAATAACTGCCGCCTCGAGGGAGGTTTCATTCAGGTCCGCAGCGGTTGCCGGGCGGTTGCTGTTGGTGCCACCAGAGACCAGCGGATGCGCGGTCGAGAACAGAGCTTGGCCGTCGCCGTAGGTCACGGCGGAGCTAAAGCCATTGTTCAGGATCGCAGCCGCTTTGACTTGCTTGGTGTACGCCATTGCGCGAGCAAGCGCTTTGGTGTACCGCGACGACAGACTGTCGTACAGGTTGTCTTCCATCGCCTCTTCGGTGATGGAGAAGCCCATAGCAATCGTCTCGTGGTTGTACCGAGCAGTCCAAGCCTCTTGCGCGTTGTCGTACGCCAGAGCAGAGCCCTCGTTCTTGACCGGAGCGGCGCTGAAGCCGGAGAGTTTGGTCTCCTCTTCAAACGAACGCTCGGAGGTCTCGGTCTCGAAGATCTCTTTGTGCTCTTCGCCGTAGCGCTTGTACTCCAAACCGAACAGTGCGTTAAGCCCGGGCAGGAGTTCTTTAAGTAGCTGTGCGCGTGAAATAGCCATGATTTAACTCCTTAGACGCCGGTACCGGTGTAATACGAGTGCGTGCCGAAGTTCAGTTTGATCAGAACTTCAGGGTACTGCGTAAACACAATGGTGGAGGCCGAGGGGATTGAAGTAACGCCGCCGGGGACGGCAACAGCCGCATTGATCGTAACGGTAGTATCACCCGCAGCCGCAGCAGCCGATACAAACGATCCCGTTTCAATCAATTGGCCGTTAGCAGCCAAATACGCCACATCCGTACCAACCGGAATAGCAGCAGGCAGGCCGCCGCCAGTCAAGGTGATGGTGGTGCTGCTGGACGAGCCGGTTGCGTTGGTCACGATGGCGGTTTCGGGAACCAAACCAACCACACGAGCCGCCAAATCGATGGACGTGGTAGTGGCCGACCACAGCAGTGCAACGGCGGAATTGCCAGTGTTAATGCTGCCAGCGTTCTGGATCAGACCGTAGTTTCGCCCGACGCTAGGAATAGAGCCGGAAGCGATGGTCGTGCCCGAAGAACACATAACAACCTTAAACACCGTATCCGGGTCGTCGCAAACGATGGCTTGAGCATCGCCCGCCAAGGTGCTAGCAGGCCAATACTGGCTGAATTGCTTTTGCTTGGTCGTCGGATTGGTGTACGAACAGCCGAGGAATACACCGATAATCCCCGTTTGGGTCGAGTCGGTGGTGTCGGCATTTGCTACAACAGTGCCGCGTGACAGATTAACCAGATCACCATAGAAGATGTTCGTGGCGTAACCGTACTGAATGGGCAGGTTACGGGTGGACCCCGCAAATACCTGACCGCCGATCAGATTGATCGGCTTTAGCCCGTAGGGCTTATCAACCGTGGGGTAAGCCATTTAAGACTCCTAAATTATTGACCGCGCCCGAACGTTACCTTGGTTTTGCGCTCCGCAAAAAGAGGCATCCGAGGATCGTTTTGACGCATGAAGTTTTGATCAACCGATTGGATTTGAGCTTCGTTCTGGTCTTGGTAGTGCGCAGTACGATCCTCAACCATTTCGATCGGGGCTTTGCAAAGCATCAGTCCACCAATCACGATGTTGTCCTTGAAGCGCGCGTCTTCGACGTTCACCACATGGACCTCAGGATGGTCGACTGCTTTGACGGGTTCCCAACCCTCTCGAAGTTTGAGAGAAACATTCATGGGATCAGCCTGCCCACGCGTGCTGATACGAACCCAATGAAACGTGTAGCCGGGCTCCGGATTCGGATTCGGCAACACATCGGGACGATTCCACGCACGCTTGCGAGCGGTGCGTTCACGGGTCTCAAGTTCACGGTTAGCGCGGTTCTCAGCCATTTTGTTGTTTCCTCATGTCTTCAGCAACCTGTCGGGCGTATTGCTCAGGCGTAAGCCCAAGCCGTTTTGCGAGTGCAACTGCGGATGCAGTGAGCACGATCTTTCGAGGAGCGGTGCTGCGGGATGCGGGTGCAACCACAGACGCTTTGCGCTGCTTTTCAGCAGGGGGAGGGGGATCAGAATCCGTCTCATCGGCGTCAAACGCCTCTGGGAAGACCTGTCGCATACGAGTGTTGATACGCTCGTAGTAGGCATCGCTTTGAGGGTCTACACCCTCGCGGACCAACTTCTGGTGCAGCCCCAACGCAAGAGCGGTCATCTCGTCATCGGATCCAAACCAAGGATTGGCCTGTTGCCAAGCCGCAGCCTTGGTATCTACCGGTGGCGCAGGGGCGGATACGGGAGGTTGTACAGGAGTTTCAGTTTTTTGTAAAGGAGGTGGTTTCCAATTAGCAACGCGCTCCGCCCGGTTCTTAGCAGCAATGAGCGCTTCTTGAGCCGCCAAGACCTTATCCGAATCCCCAGACTCGTAGGCATCCTTGTATGCGCGCTTAGCCTGTTCAAGCTCTGCAGTCGTCCGAGCTTTGGCCTGTGCCATGAGCGCTTCTTGGCTCTTGGTTGACTCTTGCTTGAGGCGGTTGTTCTCCTCTTGCAGACTCTGCGCGTATCGAATGGCTTCTTCACGCTCACGCTGTGCGGCTTCCGCACGCCTGCGCTCGTCGTGGTAGCCCTTGGCAAAGTGCTTGATGCGCTTCTGGACTTTCTCCGAGTACTCACCAAGCTCGTCGTCCGTGACTTCTGCAGGGGGCTCAGAGGGCTTGCGGTTACGGTCTTTCGGAGGCGTATCGTCCTTAATTTCAATCTGGATGTCGGACGCGGCGTCGTCCGCCTTTGCCGGCGTGCGCTCCAACTTCGGAGGCTTCTCCGTGATGTCCGTTACATCAGTTGCCGGCTCGACCTCGATTTCCTTTGAGACCTTTTCGGGGTCGGGAAACTCAAACTCTACTTTTTGCATAGGCATGGTGGGCTCCTTAGGCTCGCGTTACGCCGCGCGGGTCCGGCACAACAGCTTCAATCGAGTCATCGTTCAAGAGGCGATACTCTTGGTTATTCACCTTGAAGCGCGTGCCCGAGTTGGGGCGAAACATCACAAAGTCACCGACCTTGCACCACGGCCCCGTGGGAAAGCGATCCTTGTCGGAATACGCTTGGTCCCCCATGTCGATCACGGCACCCATCATGGAAAGAACTACTTCTGCATGTCGGGTTTGCTCTGCCTTCATGAGCCCAGAGTCGTAGGCTTCCTCTACCTTGGGTAGAGCGATGAGGATTCGGTAACCTACCGGTTTGGGAAGTTGGGCCTCAAATTCCTCATCAGTTAGCTGATGATCAGTCATCGTCTTGTTCCATATATTGCTGCGCAAGGTCAAGGATTTCACGCTTTGCGGTCTCTAGACCTCGAATCAAGCCGCAAAGATCTCTGTACTCCGCGTAGTCTTTAGCTGCGCCAGAGGCCAATGAATCTGCAACCGCCGCAATGTGGGCGGTGATCTTTTCAACCAGCACGTCATAGACGGTCTTAGC